AGAGTGGATCGTCTACATCGAGTCTTCTGCACGCTTTGGCTCTCCCATTTCCACTGGGGGTCTTGAGGACCTCCGAGACCTTCTACGAGAGATCCAAGACACTATCTTTACTAAATAGAGTGTAGAAATTCTTGCTATAGAGGCATGATGGCATCAAAAACTGAGCGCACATTTATTCTGGCATATGGTCGGTTCCAACCGCCCTCTTTGGGGCATGAACTGCTCGTTAAGACCGTCCTCGCGACGGCAAAGACACACTCGGCCGACCAGGCCATTTATCTCTCGCACTCTCAGGATGCCAAGAAAAACCCCCTCTCTGTTCAGGATCGACTGACGTTCCTGAAGGCGGCCTTTCCTGCGGCCACCTTTCGTGCGGGATCCAAGACTCTCTTCTCCATCATCCCCATCGTAAAAGCTGTTAACAAGGGGTATGATCACCTGATTATGGTCGGCGGGTCTGACCGGCTGTCTGATTTTCAAACCCTTCTTGATAGATATAATGGCCAGGAATATTCCTTCAAGAGTATTAAGGTCATCTCATCGGGTGTCCGTGACCCCGATGCGCCACGTGCGGCGGGTATGTCGGGAACAAAATTGCGATTAGCGGCCGCGAAAAATGACCTGCCCCTATTTTCTCAGGGGGTGCCATCCAGCTTGTCTAAATCTGATACCAAAAAGATGTTTCAGGCCGTCCGTGATGGGCTGGGTCTTAAGAAAGGTCAAATCGTCGAATCGCTGACCCTTCTTGAGGGAGTTCATGATGCGGGACTCTTTAAGGCCGTATTTTTAGCCGGGGGTCCTGGGTCTGGAAAAGACTATATTCTCAAGCACACACTCGATGGCCATGGGCTCGTGGAAATCAACTCTGACATCGCCCTTGAATTTCTGATGGATAAGGCTGGGCTCGATAAAAAGATGCCCGAGTCTGAACGGGCAGCGCGTAACCCCGTCAGGTCTCGCGCCAAGTCCATCACTGAACTTCGCCAGCGCCTGGCCCTCCAAGGTCGGAATGGACTCATCATTAATGGCACGGGTGATGACCCCAAGAAGATTCAGAAGATCAAAGAGTTACTCTCCGATAAGGGATATGAGTCTTCAATGATATTTGTTCATGCCTCCAATGAGGTGTCCAAGCAACGAAACATTGACCGTGGCAAGAATGGAAAACGAGAAGTCCCCGAGGCGGTTCGACAGGAGAAGTGGACCGCGTCTCAGGCGGCCCAGCCCGCCTATGAAACGTTGTTTGGAGCCGCGTATCATCGTGTCAACAATGACCTTGATACCAAGGCTGGCAATCCTGAACTCGTCAAGCAATTTCATGCCGATCTCTCGATGCTCTGGAAGCATGTCTCGATCTTCACGCATCAAGAACCCACCGCCCCCGTGGCCAATGATTGGATTAAGACCGAACTCGGTCAGCTCGCAACTCACCCCAAGCTTAGCAAACATCTGAAAGTTGGTCAAAAGAAGGAAGACCAAGAAGTGGTGGACTCCCATTCACAGGCGCATCAAGAGGCCCTGGCGTTGGGGTTGACCTACTATCAATTTGGTCGCTATGGCAAAGGTGGGGTGACGACACATTTTGTGGGACCCGATGGTCATCTGATTCTGAAACCCAAGACCCGTATTCCTGTTGCAGGAGGATCCTCCATGTCTCTACCCCCGAAATCACCCATGACCGCTGAATCGTTGGAACAACGCATTCTTAATTTTTTGGCAACATCTCGTGTTCGAAAGGATACCCCCCATGCGAGTACTCACGGCCCTCTGCGATTGGTTGAGAAGCTTCAACGACCCGATTCAACTACCGCCCCGCACGCCGCGCAAGACGCGAGCACAACTGTCACAGGAACAGTGGACGAAAATTTTGAGCGACTTAGCGGACAAACAGAAGCGACGGGCGGCGAAGACTCCCTCAAAAAAGTCGAAAAAAAGACCTTCCAAGACCTGAGCCGTTCCTTGAATAGTCGCACTGATAAGGATATATCCTAATGTCGATTCCAGAGAAAATTCCTCTGAAGATCCTGCGAAAGAAGTTGGCACAGTCTTTACTGGGTAATTCGAAAACGCCCAAGACGATCAATGGGTTGGCCGTGACGAGCCTAGAAGATTTTGTGACAGAAAGTCTGGTCCTCGAAGGAGTCCCATTCTTGGGCGCGACGATGCGGCCCTTTCCTGCCGATGAGCTGCAAGCGTACCTGGGTCGCATTCAGGGCGGAGAGAAAGAAAAAGCCGAGAAGTATAAGCTGCCCTATATTCATCGTGGCAACATTACGATTCAAGATGGATCGAAAGCGTTTGATCTGGATACGCTGCGAAAACAGATTATGACCCGTCCCACGACCTTGTTGAAGCAAAATGAGAAGATGACTCATTCGGATGGCAGTTCCAGCGTCTTCTTCAATGTGGGACTTCCGGCGCTCAAGGGATTGGCGGTGAACGAAACGACCGGAGAATTTGTCATTGTCGATACGTGTCCAGGCGCGGGGCAATGTAAAGTATTCTGCTATGCGATGAAGGGTGGCTATGTGCAATGGAAAGCCTCCTCAATGGCACAAACCAAGGTGCTGAACTTCTTGCTCAATGATCCTGAAGGATTTAAGGCGGCGCTCAAGAAAGAACTTCAGAAGGCGTCAGAGAAATTTGCGCTCAAGGGCACGCAAGTCGTGCTTCGCTGGCATGACGCGGGAGACTTCTTTAGTCCTGACTATCTCGACTTGGCCTTTGAGGTGGCTCGCGCCTTTCCAAAGATTGACTTTTATGCCTACACGAAGATGGCCTCGGCCGCCCAGGCCAGTCGCCCAGATAATTTTAAGATGAACTTTTCTCAGGGCGCACAACCCTCGCAGGAGAAACAGATTGAATTTGCCCGCACCAAACACTCGAAAGTCGTGCAGCGCGACCTCTTCTGGGACCTCATCGCCAAGAAGGGGGTTTCATTGCTAAAGGATGCCAAAGGGCGCATGCAATTTACCAACGGTCAAGCTCTAGAGACGTTTAAGTCTCGCTTGGCCAAGCACTACGCCCTGCAGGTGGCGTCGATCTTGACGTATGATGAGATGATGGAGACTCCCAAGAGTCCGCCCAATACCTGGAATGTGATTGTGATGCCTGGCGATGGGGATGATTCAGCGAATCGGTCTGATGTGCTGGGCACCTATTTACTATTTCATTAAGGAGTGACTGATGTTCAATTACGCAGAGCTGATCAAACGTCTTGAAGAAAGCGCCTTCTCACAGGCGACCAAGGGTCCTGATAGTTTCATGAAAAAAACTTCAAGGGTCGTGAAGTCTGATATTCCTGGTATGAAGCCACAGGGCAAACATCTGGACACACTCAAGGTGATTCGACCCGCCTCAAAGATACAGATGCATGCCGAGTTGATGAATGCTCTGCATCCCAAGAATCATGGACCCGTGAAGGCCTTTGCCAAGGGTGACCTGGATTGGTCAGAACTGTCTAATGAGCTGCAGAAGACGCTCTATGATTATTGGATGGATCATGGAATGCCCTATGGAATTGCCAAGGCGCGAACGGGCGATCCGGATCAGTGGATTGCGGATAAGATGCATGAGTTGTTTGAGGAACTCCGTCCTCGCACACGAATGCAGTCCATTGTCCATGAGGCCAAGAGCGCGGCGCAAGAGAAAGGGCTTGATGAAGTAAACGATTACTTCAAACGTCGTCAACGCGAACGTGATGAGGACGCAGGAAAGCCTGTCAAGCCACTGCCAAAAAATCCACAGAATGATTACTTTGCTCGTCGTAAGAAAGAGAAGGCAAATGAAGAAGTTGAAACTCAGGTTGATTCAGTCGCAAAACCCGAATTGAAAAAACAGGATGCCATCCCAGAAAAGGATGACAAACCCGACGACAAGACTGATAAGAAGACCGACAAGAAGACTGATAAGAAGAAAGAGGGAAAAGATTCCACTGGCAAGAAGGACGCCTTTGACGCGAACCCCACGATGGTGCCGCTGGCGTTCCGTGGAGTCTTGCCTCTATGATTCTGTATACCGATATGGACGGCGTGCTCAGTAACTTTGAGGAACGTGCCACCCAAGTGATTGGTAAGCCTCTTGGTCAGGTTGCTGGACATGGCGAGGGGAACAAGACAGAGGCCAAAGAAGTTCAGTATCAATTGATTCGTCAGACTCCACAGTTCTGGGAAGAGTTGCCGTTGATGCCTGGTGCGATGACCTATTGGCGGTATATTATGAAATTTGACCCACACTTTCTCACCGCCTATGCCTCCTGGGATGAGAAAGCGTGTAAGAAAGGAAAGTTGTTTTGGATTCGCAAATACTTTGGATCGATTCCACTCTCTCGTATTCATATCGTGCGGCGAGATGAGAAACAAGACTATGCGACTTCTCAATCTGAGAAGAATGTATTAGTCGATGATTATGTGAAAAACATTCGTCAGTTTATTGTGGCCGGCGGTTATGGAATTGTCCATACCGACGTACAGACGACGATTCGGCAACTGCACACCATTGGGTTTTAAACAAAAGGAGATTCTATCATGTCGCTTTGGGGAAAATCAGACTTAGCCAATAATGCACCAAAATTTGCCGTAGCCTCGGGCATCGGCGTATCATCGAATGGCAGCGTTTTATATGCCAATACCACAGCTAATGTCTTTCATGCGGGCATCACGCTCGGCGTCTTTGGGGTCTCGACGGCCGAGAAGGCGAATACCTCTGGTGAAGCCGCAAAGGTGGGGCATGCGGGATGGGTCCTCCGTACCGAGGGTCAAGGCGGCCGCGCGAATCGTGTTACCTATGAAACCATTGTCGCGGGCAGCTCGGTGACGGGTTCGGGCAACGATGAGTCCATTCTGCCTGCCGCAGAGTAGGATTTTCTGGCCTTTTAGAAAATGGAGTATGCCATGACTGATGTCCTTACGCAGTTGCTCGACTGTTTTGGGATTGAGATTCAGGAAGCTGAGGGCCCAACTGAGGGGTCTGAGTTGCTTCCTGAATCTCTTGACCATATGCAGATCGACCTAGATGACGCAATGGAGCTACCTCTGGCAACGCCCGAACAGGGCTATGCTCGAGTGCTACTCGTTTTGTTACAGTATGGATTTGTGGCCCCAGTTCATCTGACGCTGGATCCCCTGGAAGGGGAAGAAGTGATTGCCCTGACGACCACGTCCATCGAGACCAACTTTGTCTATCTCAATTATGGATTGCTCGAAGATGGCACCATTGAGATGGGCGCAGAAGTGGTCAATGAATCTGGATTGATTGAGATTTTATCAGATGATGATGAGGACCCTGAGATACTTATGCCCGATGAGGAATAATGTTGATTTCATTATGGCCCAGCAATGTGCTGCTCTATGCGGCAAAAGCCTATGAGCAGCCGAATTGTCTGCAATCAGAATTTCGTGAGGACTTTAAGCGGATTCAATATCTGAACCGACTCTTGATGCGGTATCAGGATGACGGAGAACTCCGTGAACGCTTGATTCTCAATCATCTGATTGTTTTGTATAATGTGTTTGGGCTGCAGGCCGCGACACGGTTGTTGTTTTATTATATTAAGCCGCAGTTTTACGCGACTCTGAAGACGTTTCTGATGTTCTTAAATTATTGTCCTGATGAAGTGTGCGGGATTCGAGATACGGATATTATGATTTCAACGATGGGAGTCGATCTCCATGCCGTCACCGTGCTCAGACAAATTAAGTAGGAGACTAGCCATGGATCCATTGATACAGGAAGATGCGCCGGCCAATGCCGCTGGAGGCGGTAGCGTCGCGGGAGTGGGCGTAGGCGCACAGGGAGAACCTGGTGTTCCAGGTCCAATGATCACTCGCAAGAAGTTTGCGGGCCATGACGTGTTCGAAGTACCCACCGAGTGGTTCTTAAAAGCTCGATTAGGTAAAAGAAAGCATGCGAATTATAAGACCTACGTGGGCGAAGACCAGATTGGTCAAGACATTCGGGCCTATGGGAATGCCGATTATGCGCGTCCCATCATTGTCCAGGATGCGGCCACCGGCTGCATGCAATACTTGCGGTATGGCACGGTGGCTCGTCGTACACTAAAAGAAGATATCGCTCTCACAGAAACTGCAGATGCGGGTCTTGCGGCGAAAGCAGAAAAATCTGGTGTTGCCATTGGCACACTACGAAAAGTTTATAATCGTGGTGTTGCTGCATGGAACTCCGGTCATCGCCCAGGAACTACGCCACAGCAATGGGGCATGGCTCGTGTTAACTCTTACATAACAAAAGGTAAGGGTACATATCATGGGGCCGATAAAGATCTTCATGAAGAAGATGTTCAGCAGATATTCGGCGCGCTAGAAGAAGTAGTAAAAGCAATTGATCGTGGTGAGTATGACTTTGAGGGTCAAATGGCTCGTACTCAATTACAAACTATATACCGCAACTCAAAAGATTTGATTGACATGGTATCTGATGAAGATAACATGCCAGAGTGGGTTCAATCTAAAATTACATTAGCGCAAGATTATCTCAGTTCTGTCAGAGATTATTTACAATCAAAAGAAGAACTGGGAGAGGCGGTCATAAAAGATAAAGAGTCTGGTCTTCCCAAGAAATATGTTGCGGGACTATCTGCTACCACTGCTAAAGCAAGAGCAGCACATTGGGATAAGATGGATAAGAAAAGCGATAGCGATCCATCAGCATATGAACCCGCACCTGGAGATGCAACGGCTGAAACAAAACCCAGCAAACATACACTAAAGTATCATGCGATGTTTGGCGAAAATATGGACGAAGAGGTATACGAAGCATGCTGGGACACTCACAAGCAAGTTGGTGTGAAGAAAAAGGGCGATAAGATGGTACCAAATTGTGTACCCAAAAATGAAGACGTTGAAGCGCAGTTCGATTTGATCGAGGAAGTTATTGAAGATCTTGCATTGTTACATAACCTAGACTCAGACTATATCTGGGAAAGCCTTGAGCACTGTACTGATCAAGAATTGTTAGAGTACGCAGTAGATGCCAAGGGACATAAATCGTCCACTGGTGGTCTGACGCAAAAAGGTCGTGACGCATACAACGCGAAAGGTGCTAATCTAAAAGCACCCGTCACTACGCCGCCTTCTAAGTTAAAAGCGGGGAGCAAAGCGGCAAATCGCCGCAAGTCTTTCTGTGCTCGTATGGGTGGCATGGAAGGGCCAATGAAGAAACCGAATGGCGAACCAACTCGTAAAGCACTTGCGCTAAGGAAATGGAATTGTTAAAGGGTACGCACGATGAGTGAATACGGTAAACAAGTCAGGTCAGATCTTCGACTCGACGTAGGTCTGCTCAAGAAGGATGTGGAGACTGTGACGACTCTTTGTCATACAGTCTCCTCGACCCTCGATAAAACAGAATCGATTCTCGATGGAGTGGTAAAAATTATTACGATGCACGAATCCCAACATGCGCAACATGTTAAAGCTGAAGATGAAGTCAAATCCGACATTCGTGATTTGCACTCACGGATCACTACGGTCAATCGCGAACTCTTAGCAAAGATGGATGAGATGGAACTCCAGCTGTCCAATAAGCTCAATGACCTGCATGATGCGGTCTTGGCTCTGCGAGTGACACAGGACACTGCACCCAACTGTGAAATTGAACAACGCAAGGACATTGAACACGAATTGGCCGCGCTTAAACAGTCCATGCAAGACATTGACCGCTGGAAGTGGACGATTATGGGAGCGATTGCGTTCTTGGCCTGGCTCATCGGACATGTTGATCTTCTGGCGTTTTTAAAACTCTTTAAATAAGTCTTGACTTTGGCCTCTCATTCTAGTATACTAATGCATTGAGTGTGATACTCTTTTATAGAGAGTATCCTACGTTTCCCCTTGACTTTTCTTCCTTCTAACGGTATACTAGTGTATGCTCTACATCGACTTAAAATATGCCATGTTGGTGCAACCGCTGCTCAAGGGGGCGACTCGCAAATCTGATTATCTCTTTAACTTTCGGTGTCCTCTTTGTGGAGACTCAGAAAAGTCGAAGTCAAAAACCCGAGGCTATCTCTATCGCAAGCAAAATGCGCTCTTCTTTCGGTGTCATAATTGTCAGGTGGGTACGACCTTGGGAAAGTTTCTCAAGATGTTGGACCAGCGACTCTATCAAGAATATCTGCTTGAACGGTATCGACCCGATCATCAGGGACACCCCCCTCGTAAAGGAAAAGCGGTTCCCACGGTCTTATTTGAACCATTACCGCGCCCCAGTTGGACCCATGCCGAATCCTGTGACCGACTTGAGTGGGCGCATCCCTGCCTCAATTATCTTCGTGCCCGACAGATTCCCCAGGCGGCCTGGTCTCGTCTCTGGTATGCGAAAGATTATAAGACGTTTGTCCAAGAAGTCTGCCCACAGAATACTTTGACCGTTCGTGCTGAACCTCGCTTGGTGATTCCCTATTTTTCACCTGATCATGAAGTGTTGGCGATTTCTGGTCGGTCGTTTTCCAAAAACGCCGGCACCCTGCGCTATGTCACCTTTCGAGTCACTCCAGATGACTCAGTCGTGCTCATGTTTGGGCGAGAATTGGTCAATCCCACAAAACCAGTCTGGATTGTCGAGGGTCCCCTCGATTCACTGTTTTTGCCGAATGCGGTAGCCTCAGGGAACGCGAATCTATTGGGGTGCGCCAGAGCCTTAGATGCGCCCACGATGACCTTGGTGTTTGATCATGAACGGCGCAATCGTGAAATTGTTCAGGCGATGGAAACCGCTGTCCGTGAAGGGTATTCTCTGGTGATTTGGCCCGAGACCACGAAAGGAAAAGATCTGAATGAGATGATTCTATCTGGACAAACGTCTGAGGGGATTCTTCAGATTCTTCTCTCGCATACCTATCAAGGCCTCGTTGCACGAACCACGTTGGCATTTTGGAAGAAGATTCGACCATTAGCTCGACTACATAATATGTTCTCCCCCACCCCAGTATCCTAGAAGGGTCATCTCATGAATGTCACGTTAGTCAGTTATTCCCGTGCGGCCGATCATGGCGAAACCCATCTAACAGACTTGCAACAATTAGTGGCCTATTGCGCGAGAGTCTCGAATCCCGATAATCAGGCCAATACTCTGACCTCAGAGAAATTGATTCAATATCTCATAGACCATCAACATTGGAGTCCCCTAGAGATGGCCTCAGCGTGTCTGGAAATTGAAACGACCAGAGATATTGCACGACAGATACTCAGGCATCGGTCCTTTGCCTTTCAAGAATTTTCTCAACGCTATGCCGATCCAACCAAGGCCTTAGACTTTGAAGTTCGCGAAGCCCGTCTGCAAGATACCAAAAATCGACAGAACTCCCTGAAGAATGAGGACCCCCTCTTAGAACTGATGTGGACAGAGCATCAACATCGAGTTAAGGAAGAATCCTTGAAAGCCTATACCTGGGCCGTGGATCGAGGCGTGGCGAAAGAACAAGCCCGTGCGGTGCTTCCAGAAGGTCTTATGGGTACTCGCCTCTACATGGCTGGGTCGATTCGGTCTTGGATTCACTATATACAAGTTCGTACCAAACCTGATGTGCAGAAGGAACATCGTGACGTTGCGCAAGCGTGCGCTGACACCTTGACGACCATCTTTCCGATGATACAACAATTTGTGGCTAAATGACATTGTGTGGTTCTTATAAACCTTTTTCACCTTTTATGCATCGATGGAGCAATCATTATGTCGCTTGGCACCACGCACCTCGGATTTCCTACGGACTATCAGGCCTTCATCTATATGTCTCGGTATTCCCGATATCTCTGGAATGAGGGGCGTCGAGAATATTGGGGAGAAACGGTCAAACGGTATCTCGACTTCTTTCAGGTTCATCTGGGAGAGACCTGCGGCTATAGTCTGACCAAAGATCTTCGAAGTGAAATCGAAGAGGCCATTCTTCATCTCCAGGTGATGCCCTCGATGCGATGCTTGATGACGGCGGGAGACGCACTCGAACGCGAACCTCTGGCCGGATATAATTGTTCCTATACAGAAATCTCTCGCCCACAAGCGTTTGATGAAATCCTTTATGTCTTGCTCAGCGGCACGGGCGCGGGGTTTAGTGTGGAGCGCGATAAAATTTCTAACCTTCCCACGGTGGCCGAAGAGTTTCATCAGTCTGATACGGTCATTGTGGTGGGGGATTCCAAACTTGGGTGGGCCAAGGCCTTCAAGGAATTGATTGGCATGCTCTATCAGGGACAGATTCCTCGCTGGGACTTGACGAAGATTCGTCCCGCCGGTGCGCCGCTGAAGACCTTTGGCGGTCGTGCGTCGGGTCCAGGTCCGCTGCAAAGTCTCTTTCACTTTGCCGTCGTGACCTTCAAGAATGCGGCGGGACGTAAGTTGAATTCCTTGGAGTGCCATGACCTGGTGTGTAAGACGGGGGAAGTGGTGATTGTGGGCGGCGTGCGGCGCAGCGCCTTGATCTCGCTGTCCAATGTGTCGGATGACCGCATGCGCCATGCCAAGTCTGGACAATGGTGGATCGAACACCCTGAACGAACCCTCTCGAATAATTCTGCGGCCTATACTGAACGCCCTGATGTGGGAGTATTCATGGATGAGTGGCATGCTCTCTATGCGTCAAAATCTGGTGAGCGAGGGATCTTTAATCGTGTCGCGGCTCAGAATCAGGTGGCCAAGTATGGTCGCCGTGATACGTCCCATGCCATGGGTACGAATCCATGTGGTGAAATCCTTCTCAGGGATCGTGGACTCTGTAATCTCTCTGAGGCCATTGTTCGAGTCGATGATACGCTGGAGACCCTCGAAAAGAAAGTTCGCCTGGCGTCGATTCTGGGTACGTTTCAGTCCACCCTCACGAACTTCAAGTATATGTCAGCCAAGTGGAATCACAATTCTGAAGAAGAACGATTGCTGGGCGTGTCGCTGACGGGTATTATGGATTCGACGTTACTCAATGGGAATGATATCAAGAAGACACAATCCATTCTCACGTCTCTTCGCGAGTTGGCCGTCGCCACAAATATAGAGTTCGCCAAGAAGTTAAAAATTAATCCGTCGGTCGCGGTGACCTGTGTAAAACCGAGCGGAACCGTGTCGCAAATGACCGATTCCGCATCAGGGATTCATGCGCGGCATTCACAGTATTACATTCGCACGGTTCGCATGGATAAAAAAGACCCGCTGAATACCTTGATGATTGCGCAGGGGGTGCCCCATGAAGATGATGTCACGAATCCCTCGAACATCACGGTCTTTTCGTTTCCCATGCAATCTCCCAAGGGGGCCATCCTGCGCACCGACCGCTCAGCCGTGGAACAATTAGAATTCTGGCAACTCTACCATGACTACTGGTGTGAACATAATCCGTCGATTACCGTGTCGGTCAAGGAGCATGAGTGGCTCGATGTGGGGGCCTGGGTCTATAAGCATTTTGATAAGGTCTGTGGAGTGGCCTTTCTCCCCTACTCCGAACATATCTACAAGCAGGCGCCCTATCAGGAATGTACCCAGGAACAATATCAAGCGGCCGCCACCGCTTTTCCAGAGACCTTGGATTGGGATAAACTTATTGAGTATGATGGTGGAGTGGATATGACCACGGGGTCGCAGGAACTTGCTTGCTCAGCGGGGAAGTGCGATCTCTAGAACGTATAAATAGTCTGATGAGTTCTATATGGTCAACAAGAACGCTCCTGGTCCTAGGACTCCTGTGGGTGATGGTGAGTCCGGCGCACGGTCACGTGCCTCCATCACTTCGGGACTGTCCGCAGTTTGCCGCCGTGCCCTTTCAGCTAGCTCCACCCAATATTCTCCAGACACGCCTGCTCCCCAATGGACTCTGGGCAGAACTGTATGATGCGAATCTAGATGGGAAACCAGACGTTGCGACGTATTCAGTCACGAAGACTTTCGAACTGGGCAATCTTGAGCGCGAATTCGAGTCCTATCCTCACGCGGAGTTTCCGATCCTCTATGAAATTGATACGGATGGTGATGCGATTCCCAATGAAGTCTTTATTGATATCTATGGGAAGGGTCTTTGTAAAGACTTGCTGCCCTACAAGACGATGGGTCATGAATCCGTCGCCAGCAAAGTCTATTGGTTGATTGAACCGTAATTTATAGAGGTAGAAATGATTCAGTCGTTTGACTGCGAGGAATGCACCGGATCATTTCAGGTGGACTATGATGACGTGCTTCATGATCTAACGCCCATTCACTGCGTGTTCTGTGGCGAATTTCTTCTCCATGATGATGAGGTAATTCGTGGCCGATCCCTCGATGATGGTGAATCCGTGGACGTATAACGGTCGACTCTTCACCGATCCCGCACACTATTGCGGATTTGTCTACCTCATTACGCACCAGCCCACTGGCAAGCGTTATGTGGGTCGTAAACTCTTTACCAAATCCAAGACCAGACAAGTCAAGGGTAAAAAGAAGCGGTCTCGCGTCTCCTCTGAATGGGAAACGTATTGGGGATCGTCCTCGCTGTTGCAGGCGGACCTCATCACCTTTGGCCACCAATACTTTACTCGCACCATTCTTCATCTGTGTGTGTCCAAATCTGAATGTGGCTATTTTGAGACGATGGAAATCTTTGCTCGTCATGCCCTCATTCGCCCCGACTATTATAATGATTGGGTGTCCTGCCGCATTCGCAAGGCACACGTGATGAAAACCCTTCATCCATTACTGGATCGTCTCCTGTATCCCACGTCCATTCTTGACTAAGCCCCTAACCCCTTGTTTTCATTGAGAAAACTATTTTTCCTTATCTTTTCAACAGGATAGGGAATTGCTCTGCATTATCAACGACTTAGATACGATAATAGTTCTTGCCTTCTGCATCTGAAAATAGTAGAATAGAGGCATGAGAGTAGAGAGAATCACTGGAGCAGGTACGATGAAATATTTGCATTATGCAACCACCACGAATATCACGAATCGACGCAAACTCTTAAACCCTGACCGACTGACGACTCGCTATCGTTTAGAACCTCTCGTGAAGAGTCCACTCATGAACGAGGTACCCGTTGAGTCAGTGGATCCAAGGCCCGCATTGGAACTGAAACAGCGTGTCCGGCGGGCCATGGTCTTCTTGACAGACCGTCAACGATTGATTGTGACGCTTCGATTTGGGCTGAATGGGCATGACGTCATGAGCCGCGAAGAAATCGCTCAACGTCTCGGTCTTTCTAAAGGCGTCGAACAACGCGAGTATGGCATTGCACTCAATGCAGTAGGCCATCAGCTTTACACGTTGAGAAGACGGGATTTCGCATTGGCGCAGTACGTGAATCAATAGGAGGAATAGAATCATGGCATGGATGAATCAAGAGAGAAAGAAGACATTGGCGATGGCGTTGGCCCCGCTCAAAAAGCAGGGATATCGCTACACACTTGGGGTGCGAAACAATTCAACGATTGTGCTCGCGTTGGCAAGTGGACCAGCGGATTTTATGACGTCATATATTGAGTCGACAGGACGCGAATTTGACTGGCATCCATTTCGCATAAACCCCTATCATTATCGGGACCACTTTTCGGGACCGTCCAGAGAGGTCTTGGATCAGATTATAGTAGCACTGAATACGGGGAATCACGACAACTCCCATTATGAGTCGGATTATTATGACGTGGGGTGGTACGTCGATGTGTCGATCGGTACCAGTAAGAAACCCTATCAAGTGACCGTGTAACAAGGAGTATTGTATGTCGATGAGTCTTGATCCAGAAAATGCCTTGAATGAAGCCCATGACCTTCAAGATGTGCAAGAGTATCGATTGGTTGAAGCGATTTTCAAAAATGCCGTGGATGAAATTGGTGAGCAACCCATGCTCCATCCCACACGGCCCAAACAATCGATCAAACGAATAGAAGACTGGCTCCAAACCTGGGACTGGTTTACTGAGGCTGAGGTCAAAGGAACTCAGAGTGGACTCTTTACCTTAGATTTTTGTTGCGAGGTCCTGGACAAGGATGCTCGGAATGTTCGTCTGTGGATCTGGTCCACCTATGAGACCCAGATGCGGTGGTGCGAGACACAACTCGCCAAACTCATTAACAAGAAAGCGCAAGAGTCTATTCTTAAGCAAGCCCGATGGAAGGCGTCGCGTCAGGCCCGCCTTCAAATCGCGAAGAAATCTACAACCAAGAAAGCGACCAAACGGTAAATGGATTATGTCTAAGGTACGCAAACATCGCAATCCGATTGCTGAATCGCTTGCGGATGATCAATACCGTCAGCGCATCGTTCAAGAAGCGGTGAGACCGTCACGGGCGAAGATGCGCTCTATTGAACGACTGGTCGAACGAGAATGGATCGGGTCCTCTATTACAGAGTATCATGATGAGGAGGAAGATGATGATAACGTTTCCACCACTCTATGATGTCGCGTCGACGGGGAAGGTGAAGCTCTGGACGATTGCCGTCCAGGACGTGTCACCGACCCTCTCGACGATTACCATTGCCCATGGCCTCGAGCATGGGAAGATGCAAACCACCGTGCGTAAGGTGACCGCCGGAAAGAATGTCGGTCGGTCGAATGCGACGACCATCTTTGAACAGGCCCAAGCGGAAGCCGAATCGTTTTGGACGAAGAAGCAGGATAAGGGATATGCGCCTACGAAGACTCCGACCAAGAAGAAAGCGGTCACGGCGGTCGAACATCTTCCCATGCTTGCGCTCAAGTTTGATGACCGCAAGCATGATGTGGTCTGGCCGGCCTACATTCAACCCAAACTGAATGGTGTTCGATGTCTAGTCGAACGGCTCGGAAACACGATTACATTTCGTTCACGGGGGAATAAGACCTTTACGACCCTGGACCATCTCGTCCCAGACTGTCTAAGAGTTTTGAAAAATGGAGAACTCATGGACGGGGAACTCTATTCTCATGGTGGTGTGACGTTTCAGGAATTGATTGCGCTGATTAAGCGAGAAAAGAATGCTGATATCGACGGCCTGAAGAAGTACGTCTACTTTTGGAATTATGATTGGTGTCTGCCTGAACCCTTTCATCAGCGGCAACGACGATTAAAGGATGAGGGATACATTAAAGCCGTTCCCACGTACCAAGTGCAGAATGAACAGGATGCGAGGGCCTACCATGCGCAGTTCACTCAAGAAGGGTATGAGGGATCGATGATTCGGTCGGGTGGAGATGAACCCTATCGGTCGAAGTATCGGTCACCCTCACTCCTCAAACTCAAAGACTTTCAGGATGACGATTTTGTCATTATTGGGGCCAAGGACAGCGTGGGAAAGGCCGAGGGACAGTGCGTTTTTCGGTGTCAGACCACCGCGAAGGACGAGTTTGATGTGCGCATGAAAGGCACAGATGAGACACGTTTAGAGCAGTGGAAGAACCGAGATAAATACATGGGGAAGTTGTTGACCTGTCGATTTCAGAACCTTAGCGACGAAGGGATTCCCATTTTTCCTGTGGGAATCGCGATTCGGGATTATGAATAAGGAACGCCCCCCAAGCTTTGGCAGCGAAGCACTGGTTTTGTAAACCAGCGAGGTCGGCGCACTTCCGTCGGGGGGCTCCATGTGCCGCTGTAGCTCAGTTGGTAGAGCACGTCCTTGGTAAGGACGAGGTCAGTGGTTCAATTCCACTCAGTGGCTCCAATATTGAAAAGAATATCTGATGCCGATTTATGAATATCAGTGTGCGTCTTGTGGTTATGAACACGCCATCACGCAGAGCATTCGGGAACCTGCAATAGACCTCTGTCCGCATTGTCAGGGTCCATGGGTACGACTCATTTCTCAGTCGAGTTTTCGTCTCAAGGGAACCGGCTGGTATCAGAAAGGAACCGTGTAATGCGTTTTCACTCAACGAACATCTTTCTGGGTCTCGAACGGGTCACTATTGATACCGCTGGATCGGGCGAGATTATCAATATGCCGCTCATTCGTCAATTTGTAGAAACGATTCGTGAGGAAGATTCTGATAACACGAATCTCTTCTTTCATCTTTTTTCGTTGGCCATCATCACAAATGAAGACCGCATTCTTTTGATGGAACAACGAGTCCCGCAGATCGAAGAGGCCTTGGGTTATGAAATTACCACCATTCCTACGCTCGATGAAATGTGTCAGGTCGGACGGTGGCAAAAAGAAGACCTGATATTATATGGTCGGCAAACGATTATTGATCTCTGGTGTCGCACGTTCTACGAGGGATCACGGAATATATTAGTAGATGACTTTATTCCCAATCGCCAGATTGTGGATTACGATCATGGCATGGTAATCGACCTCATCAATATTCGGTCACTTCAGAAAATAGCGAACACCGCGCATACACGAGTTTCAGAGGAACATCTATGAAACTCACCATTCGAGGGTGTACGAGTGTACAACGGCCAATCCTGAGAAATTGTACTCTCTGGCTTGCCAAGAAGTTTTTTCGGTCTGACTTATCAAATAACTTGACATTGCAGATTACGATTAAACGTCAATTAGATTGTCCCGAAGAATGTGGAGAATGTGAGTGGGTGGAAGAGAATGTTCGACCACGTAAGTTTCACATTGCCATCAAACGAGGTCAATCATTTCGAGAGGTTCTTCTGACGTTGGTGCATGAAATGGTGCATCTTCGTCAATTTGTCAGAAATGAACTCTTTGATTATACGGCAACTGCCGATCTCACTCGCTGGCACACAAAAGTGGTGGACACGTCACGGTTAGCCTATCGCAAACTTCCCTGGGAACAAGAAGCCTTTGGAGAACAACGGACGCTGCTCTATGAGTGGGCCCAGGACACTGACCAGATGAAGTATATCAAAGTGAGGAAAAAACCAGCAAAATAGGAGACGTGGTGGGCCATATATCTCTAAAACCCACTTGACTAAATTTTCTAATTCTAGTATAATTGATATCGTGATACTTGTATAGGAGATTTATTATGACGCAAATAATTGTAGCGCCCACGCTGCACCCCTCAGAACATCTCCTGGGACAGTTTCTCGACGAACAACATTACGATACGCTTATTGAAACTGATACCGACTTCTATCTTCCCGCAGCCGGTCACGTGACGGCTGCGTCAAGCGATTCGAACCCAAAGGATTGCGAGACCCGCGACCTGGAGTCCCAGGAAGACCGCGTGGCCTTTAAGTTTCGTAAGAACTATTTTACCAAAGCGGAACAGGATCAGGCTTACGCTGGATTGCGGGATTGTGCGCTCATGACCTCTGAGAATCGTGGGATGGCGGCTGGGCCGATGGCTGGACAATTGGGCAATCGGATAACTGTGGATAATTGCCAGCTGGAAATTCTTAATTATTTCTTATCGCCCAAGAAACTTTTAGATTTTGGGACAGGGATCGACCCCATTCAGGGTATCCGCGATTCCTTTCTGAGTGGAACAAAAGTGATTCGAGGGACACGCTGTCCCGTCTGGCTTTCCATTCCGGTGAACCGTGACCAGTTCAAGTTTGACGCATGGGTGAAACAGACTCAACGATTGTCAAGCCTGGAAATGATCAGCGAAGCCCATAGGATTATGGACACGTATATATCTGATACATCCTATGCCAATCAAGTCAATTCAAGCATTGCGGGTTGGTTTGATCGCTATCCACGCATTCCCTATGGTCGAGCGACTTCCTACACCAGAGATCACCCAGCGCAATTTCAGCTGTCCTTTCCCTTTCTTCAACATCTCTCGAAAGGGTTCCATGACTTGATGCCCCAACGATATCGGGCGCAACAGGCTGCGGCCTCGCAGATCGATTCTCGTTTTCTCGTTCCAGGAACACCCCTGACGACCATTACTGTCAATAAAACATTCCGAACCGCCGCACACCGTGATGCCGGAGATCTGAATACTGGTCTGTCCAATCTGCTCGTTCTCTCAAATACTGGAAATTTTACAGGTGGATATCTCATTCTACCGCAGGTGCGTGTCGCCATTAATGTGCGTCCAGGCGATCTTCTGTTGATCAATAATCATGAGTGCATTCATGCCAATACGCCAATTGTGTTATTAGACGAAGACGCTGAACGGGTGTCTCTGGTCTGCTATTTTCGCGCCGCCATGTTGGAATTAGGATCCTATGAGTATGAGGACTGCCGATTTCAGTTTGTGGAATCCCGTCGATTGAACTCCCAGCACCCCAATCAGCGGGAACGATGGAATGGAGTCAGTGAAGGCATGTTCGAGTCACCTGAGTGGTATGAGTTTCTTCGAGAGAAACTCGGAGAAGAGGTCGTGCAACACTATCATCCGACTAAGAATCCCGAACTCGATCGGTTCTTTAACTAATGTTGGTTAAATACTAACATAAAATCAACCACTTCGAATGGGCTCATACGGATTGGAATTTGTCCTTGACTTCTTCGCTCCAATCAGGTAGACTAAGAATATGGGTAGTGTTTATCGTTTTCAATCTAACAAAAGGGGTGTCATGATGAGAGGATCGAGTAATGTGCGAAAATATCTAGCGCAGGTAGAGGCCCAACCGAAGGAAGCGAGTGATTATTCATGCGACTATCGCCAGGCCGTGATTAATACACTGAATTGGATGCTGGTCAATAGCCCAGAGCGTCCAATGTCGGCGGCACCGGCGAGTCGCCCAGCGGCGTTGAAGAAGCCGAAGCCTGTTCGGGCCATGGCGTTTCCGAAAGCGCAGCAGGTAGTAGGATAATTGATGGTTGCTCAAGCGGTCGCGCGAATCTGCGGAAAATGGGATCTCCCATTCTACATCCCTCTCGTGAGCGAGGGGGAAATCGCGAAGGAACGACGCTCGTATGTGCACTATGTCGCGGCCCATCAACCTCTCGTTTCGGCGAAGTGCCTCGCCACGGAATGGCTCGTGTCAGGACTAACTCCTGGCATGAGCATTCGGGAGTATTTTGGTGGGGTCGGCGTGGTCAGCACAATATTGAAAGGTGTGCTGTCTCCGAGCACGCTTATCGCCACCGACATCGATGCGCGATGCGTGGAGCAACTGCAGGGGTTGCTGGGGGCAGACTGTGCCTGGCAAGCGAATGCCAAGGGCGACATACTCTTGAACTGTGCGACCGAGTGTACCGATATGCAGGTACTGGACTTCCCCAGCTTTACCGCCCCAAGAATCTATACGACCTGGAAGGCACCGTGGGCCGCCATATTTGCAAAGAATCCGACGGTGGTGATCTTCACGGACACGGCCTGTTCGTATCTTTCGGTACATCGGGGCGTGTACAGCGAGTTCTTCGGGCGTCCTATTACGGATAAGCACAGCTACACGTGTGCATTTTCAGATTTCCTATTCGCCACGTATGGCTATTCCATACGGCGGGCCGCGTACCGTGCGCGCAATGCCGCGTATTATCTCTGCCTCAAGGGAGACAGCGAACTAAAGGAGGCGGAGTTTCCGCAGAGAGGTCTCAATGATGGATTTGAGTTCCGGTAGCGCAGGGAGCGCGGGGAGATATTGCGCCCTGCGCGGGATCACCGAGTTGACCCCTGAGCAGCTGACGGCTGGTCTGGACTTTAGACTTCCGCAGCACAGGAGAGCCGTCTTTTTGCGTGCATACGAGTTTCACCTCCAATACGGGACGATGCCTGGGTGCGTGTACTTTCTGTTCCCGTGGCTGACGACCCACTACGGCTGGACGCAGGAGCAGAAGCTGTGGTTTGCCTTTCTGAATGGCAATACGCAGAATCCCGTGACCAGCTGGCTGATTTTTCGTCAGTTCCCTGCCGTGGACGGGCTGGACGAGTTCGAGCTGGGCCGGTGGTTCGAGGCGCAGTACGCTCGCCTAGAGTTTGACACGGATCGCCGGTACCACAAGAAGAATTTTCTGCGGGCCGTGGCAGGCTACCGTCTCATGATCGGTCGTGGGACGCAACAGACTCTATTTGATGGAATCACCCAGAGCAGCGATGAGAAAGAGAATTATCGGCTGCTCTGGGTAAGGATGAAGTCTTTCTATTCGTTCGGCCGACTCAGCATGTTCTCATATAGCGAATATCTACGCATTATGGGACTGCCTATTGAGTGCGACCAGCTATTCTTGGATGATCTAGAGGGGAGCAAATCTCATCGCAACGGGCTGTGTAAAGTTCTGGGGGGGACGACTTGGATTGGCATGATTCCAACCCCGCATTTACAGGATATTCTCAAGACGTGCTACAGTGGCTCCGTGAGGAAGGCGCACTCTTGCTACAGGAGGCACGAGAGCGGTTTGCTGGGCAACCGTATGCAGCTAACGTCAGTTACGAAACGCTGGAAAGTCAGCTGTGTAATTACAAGAGCTGGTATCGACCGAATCGTCGGTATCCTAATGTATATACCGATATGCTGTACGGGCGGATTCGCAGGGCTGAGAAGTTGTGGGGCGAGTCGCTGGATCTGTTTTGGCAGGCGCGTCGCGAATCGCTCCCCCAGCATTTGCGCCTAGAGGATACTCCGAGTGATCCAGGGGTGCATCCGATCAAGCAGAATCATTACCGACTCACGGGGGAGGTGATTATGATGGACCGTGATTGGCCGTGCTTCACCAATCGGTACAACCAAGCAGTGCCGTCTTCAGGATTAGACCACTTCTCTCTTTAATAGGAGTCTCTCATGCGAACGGTCATTGCGATTGGCGGGTCACCAGGAACGGGGAAGACCACGCTCATGCGGGCGTTTATGCAGGACAAAGTCTGGGAAACGGTCGAACCTAAGAAAACACTATCTGCACTCTATTGTCGAGACCTTGATCTGTACATTCTGGGGAAGTATGCCGAGGGAGAGGTCTTTGCTGGCACGGACCGACTTAGCATGGCCGTCCAGCCGGTGCTCGAAGCCTGGATGACGACCCATCAGTCTCACGTGTTATTTGAGGGTGATCGCGTCTTCAATCAATCCTTTCTCGAATTTCTCCTCACTCTTTCGGACACGGAAGTGCATATCGATTTTTTGAGAGTTCCCCAATCCATTCTCCTCCAGCGGTATCGGGACCGTGGATCCAATCAATCTGAGCAATTCCTCAAGGGTCGAGCCACAAAGTATCAGAATTTGATGGGAAACTTTGCATTGCGCCCGCACATTACGGAGTATGCGCATGTCACGCCGGCCGATCAGGCCCTCGTTCTCCACCATCTACATACGACCCTCCTCTAACGGCGACCGAATAGAAGGAGATTCGCAGGTACGACATATGGGGCTGTAGCTCAGTTGGGAGAGCATCTGCCTTGCAAGTAGAGGGTCGCTGGTTCGATTCCAGTCAGCTCCACCAAATCGGTACACTTCGAATAGGCTTATACGGATTGGAATTTGTCCTTGACTTATTCGCTCCACTCAGGTAGACTTAGAGTATGGGTACAGAAATTCTCGTTACTATTATTTTGAATGCCGCCGTGTGGTTGGGTGGGTGTGACCACTCAAGTCTTCAATATCCACAGGTGGGACTCCAAAGTGAACGTCATGGACGGTAT